CCAGCACCCAGATTGACGCAATCGGACACGCTCGATGGATGCTCTCAATCGTTTGTTGCGTCTCGTACAACCGCTTAGCATCGCCGTTGATCGCAGAAGTAACGATAAACAGGATCACCATTTACCTCGCGTTGACTTCCACTCCTGCCGAGCAAACACCATATCCCCCGAATACGGAAGTCCGGCAAAGTGATCCGGCAGGAAAAAGTGACTGGGCCAGATTGTAAGGTCACGGTATTGGTTGTTCACCCAGGTACTCGTTAACCGTGTCGGACCACAGAACTGCCATGCCATCAGTTCACCCGGCTCGTCGTGCATCAGGTCATCCACTATCTGACCGATGAACGGATGCCCAGGGATCGAACCCACTGCGGAGTTAGACAGCAATCCCGGCCTGAGTAGCTCCGACTCCCACGAGCACCATACATCCGGCTCTAGCATCCAGTCAGGAATGGCTCTACAAGGCTCAGAATCGGCGTCCAGCGCGATTCCACCGTGTTCGTAGAGTATCTCCCAGCGCATACAGTCTGCAACGCCACAAAGCTCTGTTTTCCAGAAGTGCTTCATATGGCTTGCAAGCCTCCAACCTTTCGATAGGTCAGAGTTGTCCCACAGGTTGACTTCAAAGTCAGGGTTGAGGTTCTTCCACCGCTGGATGGTTTGCAGTGGTGCTTTGGTTTCGTCACCGACCCAGATGAAGTGCAGGATTTTCGGAATCATCGAGTTTGATCTTGTATGCGGTTAGGCGAGCGGTTGCAGCGATTTGGATGCACAGTTCAAGCGCTTCTGTCGTTCGCTTCTTCAGCATCGCCTCGTGCATCTGCTTCATCATCTTCTGCATCTCTAGATACCCTTCCACCCAGTCGGTCATATTGTTGCTTCCAGAGTTTTTGATTGATTCGGAATGTTCTGCGGTCGATTGCTTTGAACGGGACATCGGTATTACTGGTGTCATTCATCACCTCAAGCAGTTTTCTACGGTAGTGACCAGGATCGATGTTCAGCAAGTCAAAGTAACCGTCTGATGTGTCTGTGAACAGGAAGTCGAACGCTGATGCTGTTTCCCGTTGAAGCTGTAAGTTTTTCTTACCGATTGGAGCGTGCATTGTGTCACGGATAGCTAGACTTACAACAGCGGATAACAGGCGTGTTTCAGGATCGGCTGATCGCATCTTTGGCCCTTGTGATTGCTCGGTTGATCCAGGTCGGAGGCATGGCAAGCTCGGCAGATACGAAATAGATCGACTGCTTCGGCCACTGAACATAGATAGCTTTGACTATCTGCCTGACATCCTCTGGGAGAGTCTTAATCGTCTGATCGATCAGTTTCGCATCCGTCTTGTCCACCGGCTCCAGTTTGTTGATCCAGCCTGCCCAGTTCACCAACCGGTCCTCGGTAGTGCCGAAACCATGCTTTTCCGCAGTCATGACAAAAATGAACCTCCGCAACGTGATTGTCTTCGATTGTTTCGGTGTAGCCTTCCAGCCCACCGCATTTAGAGCAGGTGTCTTTACGCATTCTTCTCCCTTGCTTTCATCATGAGGTCTGCCATTTGATACGCTTCATCTGCGATCTCTGCATTAGACATTGGTGCATCCATCAGACCCTGCATCGCTTTAGCTGCGAAGTAGTCTCTCAACTCAATGCCGTATGTGGTTTGTTGATAGTTGAAGTCTTGTATGTTCATGTTATTTAGCTCCCAGGTTGATTCGTAAAATCTCGATCCGTTTTGCATGGCTAGGTGATCCACGCCACTTGTCTCGTATCCGCCAGTTGCGACACTTGCATTCGTCCTGTGCAAAAACGATATTCAGGTGTTGCACATACTTGTTAACGTGCCGCAACAAGACTTTCCTCCTACAGTCAGACAAACCTGCTTGATGACTGAAGTTGATCGCAATCACCCGCAAGTCATCCTCTAACTCATCAACAATCTCAGACGGACTCACTTCAACTCTCCACCTTGTAGGTCGGTTCAATCAACGTCCTGATCTCAGTCGGTATCTTCGGCAGCGGATACCAGCCCACATACCAATCACCTTTACCATCCCACCAGCCTGTCTGAGCAATCCCAGCCCTATTCAGCAGCAACACCTTTGGTCCGGTAGGACAAGTCGCCATCGGCCTGTAAATCAACCCAGGATCAGTAACAGACTCAACATTCGTAATCACTTCAACTCTCCCGCCAGGAATCGCAACTCAACGATCCGAGCACATTCGCGCAGCTTGCTAATGTTGGTGCGCTTCATCACCTCAATCGCAATGGCTATAAATGTCTCCAACTCTGCACGCTCGTCGTCTCCCCAACCGATTAGCTCGGCAACACATTGTTGAAGTCGCTCATCCTTCATCTTTGCAACACGCTCGACAACGTATTCCAGATCGTCTCTATTTAGTGCTGCTCTGTTTTGAATGATTTCTTTCATCCTATTTGCCTGTTCTGCGACGAAACCTGCGTCCGGTTTCATCGCTCCAGCTTCCCGTTTTCGTTGCCACCCGCGACTTCTAGCAAATCAACAGGAACCTCGTATGTGCTCCAGCGGTGCCCACAATCAGAACAATCCCGCAGCCGCCACTTGTAATCGAACCTAGTGTCTTTCCGACTTTCTTTTACTTTCGAGTTCCATCCCCCACAACTCGTGCAAGCAGACATCACAACCTCACTTTTTTGCTCTCTAGCATCTCTTTCATCTGTTTAAGAATCGCCTTGCCTTCATCGGAAACGTGCTTCGGGGCTGGCAACGACACGGTTTGGCGCTGCTCAACACGATCAAAGTCGCGACACATACCCATGAACTCCGACAAGCTGGGAGGCCAGTCTCGCCCAAGGCTCGGCAGGTTGTCGATAACCTTGCGGATAACTTCAGGCTTAGTCTTGCGGAGGAACGTCTCCCAGGCTTCGTTCGCAGCCATGATGCCGTTGTCGTCCTCCATGTACATCGCCTTCACCTTCTGGTTGCCGTACATCACCGAGAAGTGCTGCATCATGCGTTCAGCGTAAGGGTAGCGGGATGGCATTGGCATCTCCCATGTCAATGAAGTCATCTTTCCTTTCCCACGAACCAAAGATCAGTTCAGACTTTCGGTCTTTTTTGCCTTGCTGTGTATTAGGGGAAACCCTAGTGTTGCGCACCCAGTTGCGCCACGTTGCCAGCCAATCGGCCTTCAACCCCTTGCTCCCAGGCTGCGCGATCCAATAGTCGCGGAACGCATCGAACGTCTTGCGCGGGTCGAGGTCTGGACGCTCTTGCTTGCAGAAGTCGATCCATTCGTCTGGCACCTCCTGAAGATCAAAGCGCGTCGAGCGCGTCTTATTATTGGTTAATGGTTTACGGTTATTGGTTATTGGTTCTTGGTTAGCATTAGGGGGTTCGTAGGGTGGCGATAGGGAGGCTATAGGCTGGTCATCGCTACCCTTTGCCCACCTCTTAGCCGCCCCTTTCTTCCCACCATCCTTAACCGCTTGATAACGCTCGATTTCCTTGTCGCAGCGTTTGTGCCGCCACACTTGAATAGAGTTATCCACAGAACCACCCACCTCCTCTGTGAAAAACTCATATAGGACTTGCGTGACAGCTTTTGACTGGTCACGCATCCTGATCTGGCGAGCGATTTGTTCCGGTGTTCCGGACGGTGGTTGTTCATGGAGGTAGTACAGGTCGATGATCCTCCTGTACGCAAGATCCTCCATAGGCGACAAATGCGCTGTGTGCGCGTAATAGTCGCCCAGATGGAACATGAACAGATGCAAAACAATCCCCTCTGGTGGACAACCTCAGGGTGAGAATTCCGAGGTGGGCCACCCAATTGCTGGGTAGAAAACGGGCCTGAGGCCGTCCAACAGAGGAGACTGCTTCAAACCCACCTTATGCGCTTCTCACAGCGCCGATCCATCATACGAAAACAAAGTTTGCCTGTAAAGCCTTACACCAACCTTACAGGCAACCCTGCTAGAAACAATTGGTATTGCAATTCCCCCCGAAACAACAGGTAGTGCAAGTCACCATCCTGCCGTTGATTGTGTATGTGTGTGTGCTGCAAGCAGCGTAAGCAACACTCGCAACAAGTGAGAACAACAGACCTACTGCTACTTTCTTCATGTTTACCTCGCTTTGATGAGACCACTCTGAACCAACTGCACTAAAGTCTTTCTGAACGCATCTTCCCAGGCTTCTCTACGCTCCTCTCCTGACATCTTCGCCCCCTGGTCGATGGCAAAATGGCAGTGCTGACAGAGTGCCGCGGTAAAGCAATCGTGCGCCTTCATCCCCATGCCCTTACCGTACGCGCCCCAGTTGGCGTGAGCAGCTTGTGTCTGACCATCCAGACCACATCGCTGGCAGGATAGAGAGGCAACGGCTTTTAGCCATGACTTACTGCGGAACATCAATCACCTCAACATGACAAGAGTGATGCAAGCTAGTCTCTCGACCGTCGCGCTCCACAACGTGACGCATACCGGACGGGGTTCTGATCTCCAGGCGCAGGTAGGTATACACCTCACCTGTCCGTAACAGGATGAACCGCTGCCCCGGCTTTACCCTTCGCACTCGCGTGACACTTTCTGAGTTCATCCTCTAGTTCTCGCCTAGCTGGCATCCCTCTGGCCTTCTCTACGTTTTCCAGATGCTCCCGACGTTTCTTGAGCGACCATCGCAGAACAGTTTTAGCCTCGCAGTGCAGCGCGTACTCTCTCGACTGTAGACCTACGGTGCCAGTAGGGATGTTGATGAGTCGTGCGTTGTCGTGTCGGCGTCCACACGCAAAACAGACATCTCGTCCGTCATCGTCAACCCGTGATTCGTCGCCCATGCAAACACCTTTTCAACGTAGTCTGAAAACTGACCTTTCGTCAGCCCTGTTGTAGTCGGCTCCTGCTCGACAATCTGACCGTTCGGAAGCTCCACAACCCTCCCAGGTAGATAGCGAGCCTTGAAGTAGCTGTGCCAGATGTCTGGACTGTGCTCTTTACCCTGCGGTCTGATCTGCTCGCTGATCGCTGTTAGCGTGGCCCAGTAGAACGAGTTCTGGGCGCTTGTTCTGTTGGGTGGCTGGATGGATACAACCCAACCCGGTTTAGCGGCTGATACGGCTTGCAATGCGCGTTTACGGGCAGTCTCGTTGGCTAGCGTGTAGATCACAGTTCAACCTCTTTCAGTTGCCAGCGGTTTTTCTCTTTGAACCACCCATGCAAGACAACCCGCCACCCTGAACGCAGCATCTCAGGGTAAGCCTCTGCTTCCTCTATCTTGTGTTTGCGAGCAGATAGGTTCGACTTGCTTGTCACCTGGATTGCTACTGTCTCTCCGTGACCGATTGCCAGCAGATCGATACAACCCCAAAGATCGTGCTTGCGCTTGGTGAACGAGTTGTAGTGCTCGACTAGAGCCACCTGATAGCCATGCGAGATGTATAGAGCCTTTGACCTAGCGGTTAGTGTCATAGTCAGGTCTCAACATTGCCAACGTCACTCGACCCCCTGTCAGTCGCTCGATCTCCACCGCACGATTGAGAGGGACTCGACCGGCTCGCCTCCAATTGTGAATAGCCTGCCGCTTGAGTCCG